ACATGTTATTGCTGTCGGTAAGTAGACAGTGGGGAATAAAAAGGTTTGATAAGGCATCCTGGACACAATACCCTGTTTCATTTGAAAAAGAGTGTTATACCGTTTTACTGTCGCATATAAACCCAATAACAGACGGTACAAATGATTTGAGTAAAGAGTGGGAAATACACGAATATACAACAACTCAATTTTGGACAGCTTGTAATATGTATGCTTGTACACTGTTCTGGTTTGCCGTAGGTCGGTAAACAGTGGGGATTTAGTTATGAAACTTACGCTACCGATACAAAGAAAGATATTGGCTATTACCGGGATGCACGAAGGCACTACAAAACAAACGGTTTCTTACTCACAATCGGAGAATAAATGGGTTGGTTCAGATACATCCCTTTTGTTGTTTTATATTGCTATTTGCAAATAACAAGAAAGGAAAGCGTTTCATCTGAGTTAAGGCTAGATACGACATTCGTCCCACTCAGACCGTTATACTGCGCTGAAACTCCGTAATGCTGGATATGCCCACTCAGTATAGTGGAGGACAGCGGTAATTTGAAAGAACCAGAGCCATTGGTGATTTGGAAAACTCCCCACTGTATAATTAAGCCGCCGACCAGGCTACCGAAACATACATATCCATTTGGGCCCAGGCTATACTTGACCCCGGTCGCTTCTAAAACTTTCTGTATCATCTTCGCAAGCAAGCTGTCCGATGTCAGTGTGTTGACGAGTCCGCCAAGTGCAGTACTTGCAAGTGTGTTGACGATGCCCTGGTTCCAATCTGTAATCTGTGCAGATTCAGTTTCCGGGTGCATGATTTTAAACGCGTTGTCACTTTTTTTGAATACGTGCAGAATAGATTTAATGATATCCATAGCAGGTTCCTCCTTTAGTCTTTAGGTTCAATCCACACTGAGCATGCTTCTGTCGGCTGGGTATCGCTCATCACGACATCCTGAATATCGACGGGCTCCATTGTGCCCGACCCCTTTTCTTCTACTAGCATGCCAGCCAGATGGGTAACGGCGTTATAAACGCCGTCGCTCGTTACTGGATTAGTACTGCCTGATTTAGGTACTGTATCAAAGGTCAGCTTGTTTTCCTTCGCCGACAGTGCAGATTCTACGTCCGTCTTTTTTGCAAAGATGCTGCTTAATTTAGTCATAAATGTTCTTAGTTGATTTAGCTGTACAAGACTCATATGCTTACCCTCCATAATCATCAGGTAAAAAGCGCGAGGATATCGGCGTCAGTTGCCATCGGATAGTCAGCTATCTTCATGTACGTATTAGCGATATCCGCCGACTTTGCATACGCGGATAAGTCCACGATGCCCGCCAAGTTATCCCAGCTATTGCCATTCCATGACACGTTATCCCCGGCGTTGATGCTATGCGATGCGTCCGCCGCGGTAATGTTGTACGTATCCCCGACCTGCACACCATTAACAGGCAAGTCTGCATACGTATCTACGCTACCTCGATACCGGAATACCGTCGTAATATCTGATTTCTTAGCGTATGTCGCTTCGGCATTGCCTGACGTCACATACCCCGCATCGTTTTGGAAGGCAGATAATTTAGTCGGGACCGTAGGGATTGCAACGGATACCGCCGCAGATCCGTCATATGTCCCCGTTGCCGCGCCCGTAAATGTAATGGCTGCTGGATTCTTTAGCGCTGCCGGAGTGCCACTCAAATCGCTATACTTACCAGATTTTGCAACCGCAGCGAGGTCAGCTGTTTTAGCATACGGAGTTAAATCCGTGCCACTTGCGCTAAGTGTTCCATCCGTTGCAATCGCCAGGTTAGCACCAACTTTTACGCCCCCCATCACCGTTGCCGAGGCCTTAGGTAACGTGTAATTGTTGGCGCCTGTCTGGATCCCCGCCAGCTTATTTTTCTCATCGGTAGAGTAGTCGTTCGTCGATAGACCTTTGCCAGATTCTTTTGATACAAATAATTTTTTAATCTGTGTTAAAAAGTAGTCTAAATTGCTTACACGGCAAATTTTATCAATAGTTGTTGCCATCTCCATCATCTCCAACTCTAAACAAATTCAAAATATCTTGATCCGTAGCATATTCAATTTCTACAGTTCGCTCAGGAATAATCCTTCCTGTTAGATTCACGCGGGATTTTAGATTCCCCATCAGATTTGATTTTGCTTTAATAACGCCAGTAAGTCTTTCCATTAGAACGTCACTTCCTCACAAATTGTAAAAGGGGTCGGGGTAATTACAGTTGCGACAAATCCGTCCGGACGGCTTAGCTGTACATCATAGTAATACGTGCCATAGGGCAGGTCTGCTGTCTCTGCCGGTTTAATGGTAATCGTCTTGTCAACCACAGCTTTTTGCAGAATTACAGCCGTGTCACTGGTACTTCTTTTGACAGTAAATAGAATTTGGTCCTCATCGGTAATCTCATACTTAGCTCTGGTATCATCAACGATATCCAGGGTAAAGCTCGCAGTGTCCCCGCGTGTCAAATAAATTTCATTGTTTTTTACCCTCAGCATGATACCACCTACTCTAAAAGCTCGACCCAAATGCCGTTATCAGCCATGGATGCCGGTTTCCCAGATGTATCAGAAACGCATAGACGGTTTAAATGTGCTGTATCGTCTGTATTATGTGCGACGGTCAAAAATCCATTGGGGTTGATGGTAGCTGACACGTTACCCGTGTTGCTCATGGTAAACTGTAACTGAAATTCTTGCTGTACGACCGTGCTTCCGCCTTCGGCTGGCATATAATCCGGATTATCGTCCGTCATCGCCACATACATGATTTCTCCGTCGTCCGGGTCCGTCGCAAATAGTCCCAGCTCTGATATCTTGAATCCCGTTTTAACCCCGCTGTTACTGATAGTCAGCTCCAGCGTTACGATATTCCCATTCTGCGTAATTTTATTGATGCCCAGTGTCATCTGTTCATTGATTAGTGCTGTTGCACTGTTCAACGACCCGGTCCTTGTACCGGACCCGATAGCAACGCGTGTAAACTTGAGTGTTGTCAGACCCGCATTGATTTTTGCTTGCAATGTCGCCCCGACATCGGTCATGGTGATTTTATTCCAATTTGCCATGAATGACATCCCTCCTGAATGTGCCGACAGCGCCGGCGAAATAAATATCTTTCTGTGCTATCAGCATTTGTTTTAAATCAAACGTAATGCATGTCTGGCGAACAATGCTCATATTCGCGCCGAACTTAGCTTCTCCGGTGCATCGCCGGCTGAATTGCACATAATCCAGCCATGATCTCGTGTTTTTATAAGCATTGATCAACCTTACCATTTTATTGATCAGTGTTGCTCCATCTAATGGGGCCGTTATCAGCGTTACTCGGAAGTGATAGGGATGTCCGTCGTATTCAGGCCATTCCTGCACCACAGCTGATTGATACACCGTAGCTACGGCCCGCTGTACAGCATATTTTGTGCCTTTGAATTTATGCAGTAAAAACGATTCTTTGACTTGCTGCCTTTTTACAGACAAGTCCGAATTGTCATCGTATTCGTCGACGTGCATCTGCTCTGCCAGATGGTCAATGAGCGCTTCCGGCAGGCCATCAACGGCTGGGTAAATCAGTAACAAATCCGGATTGATATCGGACAGTGCCATATCGACGACACGGGCCAAATTCGGTACGGGGTCTTTGTTGATGGATTCCGGCAAATGTTCTGCGATTCTGTACTCCGCATCTATCATTCGTCTTCACTCCCTCCTAAGACGACGGATACCGTTTTATCCTGGGCTACTTGTACGCCTGTCAGCACGGTATAGATCGGCGCCGTGACGATGACGCGTTTTACGCCGGCGACAGCCATCACATCGGCAATCAGTCGCGACGGGTTGATGTCCCGGCCAATTTTAGATTTCTGCCACAGCCGATAGTTATCCACGGCTGTCATTACGGCGTCTTTGATAGTAGATTCCGCAGTGCCGACGTCGGTATAGTAGGTCAGGGTAATGTCATAGGATACCGCATCCGGTGCGACGACCGATACGTTATCGGTCAGTGGACGTACTTTATCCGCAGACACTACCGTTTTTACCGCGTCCAGTAATTCCTGCTCCGGCAATGTCCCGCCTGTCATGAGCGGCCGTATTTCAACGGCCCCGGCGCTGGGACTGGTTACGGCGACATCGATGATGCCGCTATTGGCTGATTTCGTCCAATACTCGTAAGCCCCTGTCGGCCCGGCCGTGGAAAAGCGTTCCGGCGCTTCGTGGATGCGTTCTCGATAGTCGTCATCTGACTCTTCATCGGCGCCGCCTGCGCTGGTTGTCGTATTGACGATGGAAGCCACATAGGCCACCAGGTCAACGACGGATTTGATTTCGCCAGGGAGGAACCCATTTCCGACTGTGCCGACCGTTTGACATGTTGCTTTTACCGTCGTTGTCAGGTTCCCGGCCAGGACGGCCGCATCTTCGTTAGTTGCGAAATAAATACCGCTGTCTGTCGTTACACGCTTTCCGGCTTTTACGATGGTTTCCTGTTCGCGTTTAGCTGCCAACGTAATCAGCAGCGTTGTCGTTGCGGCCGATGCCGGTATTCGCGTCGTGTTGGAAAAAGCGCCGAGGTTGTCCAGGTTTGCACTGGACGCATATTTCAGCAAATTCTGTTTGCCGATGTAATTTTGATTATTTACAAGACGGACAATCGCTTCGGATACGACCAGCAAGAACAGTCGTACCGGATCGCCTTGGGCTAAGGTCCGGCCAGTTATGCTGGTATAGTCGTTAAAGACGGCGGCTTTGATTTTCTCCGCGTCCCCGTCTACGAATTCGATGTCTGGTAAATCAGCTAGTTTCATTAATTTTCACCGTCACTTTCGGCGTAAGTCGTCCTTTTATGTCGCCCGTGAATGTTATTTCCGTAATACTTACCCTTGGTTCGTAGCGCTTGATTTGAGCAAAAATTTCACTCGATAAAACCGCTTCTGCTTGTAACATGGGCTTATCTACGGCATCCCCGGAAATTCCAAACTCCCTATCGAGCGGCACTGAGAATTTTACAGTCCCCAATATGGTCCGGATGTTCTGCAATATTTCTTCGATTTTCGTTGCTGGCGCAAAATCAATGGTTTTAGCGTCTGTCGTTACAACAAATTCCATAGATTCTCCTATTTAAAGATGGTCAATATCCCGTTGGCAATGCTGCCATAAAGGTTCAGTTTCGATTTTTCTTCCTGGTAGTTGCTATCATCGTATTCGACCAGCTTGACGTTTACTTTGGCCCAAATTAATGCCCCAACAGAGCTAAAAAACGTGTCCGAAACGGACATGGAGTCCAAGCGCCAGTAGTTTTGGCTGACTGGCCGCATTCCGATGATTAGCGGGAATACGGTGCCGTTTTCGCACATCTCCTTCATCGTGGCCAAGTCCTTTTTTATCGCAATGTTATGCGATGCTGTGAGGATAAGGTCAAAAGTGATTGTTCGTAATTTCGGCCCGATGAACTCACTGACCGGCTTATGATAGATAATGTCATGGTCCTGCCAGCGGCTTCCTGCCTCGGTCTGATAGTTGGCCGGTGTCCTTAGATAATGTGACGATACGATGAATGGCAGACTACCCATATATCCGATATACATAGCACCTCCTATTCTGGCGTGCTCGTTTTACTGCCACCCGGCGTGACGCCGCTGTGTACATGTGACACGAGTGATATGCCGTTGACTACCACATCCCCACTGGAAGCGTTAATCTGCAAAGCCCCGCCGACGTTGATTTTTAGGTTTCCCGGCGTGTCGATGACCCGTGTATTGGCATCGGCCCCGCATGGCGGTTCGTCAGTACTGCTGAAGAAGGTCCCCAAAACGAATCCGTCGCCTACGCCGGCACCCGAAAAGTTCGGCATCTGTATGCAGAGCACTTGGTCCCCGACAGCCGGCATCCAGAAATCTTTCGATTCCGATGAGCCGCGTTGAAGGACGAACATATCATTCGTTACTTTGTTTCCTTTATCTTCACGACACACGCGCACGGTTCCGTCTTTCGGAGTCAGTGCGCATACAGTGCCATAAAATATCAGGCTTTCCAATAGCTTTTTGATGTTAGTATCCATCGAGGCACCTCCTCATTTCCAGACTGAGTACATAACCATTTCCCAGGCTGTGTGTTGCTTTTGTGACGATATATTTTCCATCAAAGGCGCCGAAGTTCATGAAACCGATGATAATGCCGGCCATGAAGTGGAAGTCGCCGTACAGGCTAAAGGATGCCGTGATTTCATCCCGGTTCTGTTCTCGCAATTTTTTCCTGGCCAGCTTATTTGCGGCGTCCACTGTGTCGCATTGTTCATTCACTTCCAGCGTCAGCCCCGTTTGCTTATTCGGGGCTTCAAAGTAGCCCTCGATGACTTCTTTGTTCTTGCCCTGCTTGTATTTAACGTGGCAGGCCCGATAAATGTCACGGGTCTTGGCTTTCATTGAGTATGACAGGAACTCCGTAAAATTCAGCGGATTTTCAGGCGATACGTCATCATCGCTTGTCTGCTCAGAAAACGCGGCAGTCCCTGGCCGCCAGAATACAATCAGCGGCTCTTGGGTTTCCAGCTGGTATTCATCGAGGATGATAACGGTCTTGGTCGATATTTTCAGATCCAGGCCGGCATCATCACATAGCTTTTTTAAAAATTCAAGGTCTGATGCGTCTGACTGCTCGACATGCTCATACGATGGGTTGTTCTGGTCTCCCGGCTCATAGTCCAGCGACATGCCATTTCTCCAGGCAATGTCATTGGCGATTTTATAGAGATTGATATTATCCCATGATTGATTCTGCTTAATGCCTCGCAATGACGTATCGGCAATAGCGTTGACGGCTTTGATTTGTACCGTCGTCGGCATCCCGTTGATTTCTATTTCATCAACTTCAAATTCTCCGACTGGCAATTCTTTGATACCCTCGTTGACGCCGTTTTTGTTCAGTGTATAAAGGGTAATGTCCAATTTGGACCCCGGTTCCGGATACCATGTGTCCTGCCACAGCTGCGCCCTGTCTTCCAAGGTAACTGTCATGTCATCGACCTGTCCAGACAGGTTGTCCGTCACTTCAATGGATAGTAGATACTTCATCATATCTTCGGATATGTCTTTGCTCTCTGTTTCGCCTGCCGGCGTATACAGTATTTGAGCATAAGCCCGGCGTCCGAGGAATGTCCCCGGCGTCAGTTCTTTTTTCCATTCATTTAATTTGGCTTTAATTGTTTCTAAAGACATAGCATCACCGCTTCCATGGTGGCAAAATCTTGGATGACTGGATTACATTGATGTCCGGGATGTTCAATGTAATCCCTGCTGGAAAAATAGCCGTGTTCCGGTACGTTTCATTCGCTTCCAGCAATTCATTCATATAGAGTTCATTGCCGAAAATTTTATACGCAATGGCATCCCACATGTCCCCCTGGACCGTCGTGTACTTATTCATAGCTCAACCGCCTCCGTCCTGCCGATACCTTGTCCAGCATCTTAGGCAGTTCCTGTTGAAATTGCCGTGCCTGTTCTTCCAGGGCCTGCCGTACCGCACTGGCTACATCACCGCCGCCTTGGACGTTGATTGTCGGCCGGAAGTCCAGTGTGATACTACTGTTGCTGTAAACAGGTGCTTTGGCCGTTCCTGTGCTCATCCGCTGCGGTGTTCTGGGCATGACCCCTAATGCCGCACCGGCCTGCTGCCATAATGAGATAGCCCGTGCCGACCCGTCCAATGGGATAGCCGCTTCTGCCGAGTCTTCGGCAAAGGTCGTCAGGAAGGCACCGCGCTGATAAATACCGCCTTTCGCGTTTTCACTGACATCATCACCGCCGCCGGTAACTTCGCTTATCGTCCGGGTTATGTTTTGTGCTATGTTAATAGCAGTATCAATCGGATGAGACAAAGCATTGACCAGGCTATTCCATTTTTCCATAGCCCAATCTACAGCCTGGCCGATGGCGCTCATGACACTGCTTGCAAAGCTTTGCACAGCGGCCACGGCGCTATCCCAGGCAGAGGATATATAATCTACCAGTGCGGAGATGATGCCTTCTATGACGCTGGCTGCGGCTGACACGAAACTGGAAATCGCATCCCATACGGCCGCCGCGATGGCCAGGCATCCGTTCCAGACGCCTGCAAAGAAGGCCCCAAATGCGGAAACAATGTTCATGATGACGGATACGACCGTCGTGGCCACGGCCATGATGGCGTTCCAAACCGCTGTTGCGATAGCCCCAATTCCATTCCAGACGCCTGTGAAGAAGGCGGCCAGGGCAGAAAACAGGCTCATCCCAAAAGCGACAATGTTGTTCCAAATCGCAATGATAGCGGCCCGGAACTGTTCGTTTGTATTCCAGAAGTAAATAATTGCGGCTACGACAGCGATGATGACAGCAACAATCGCTATAATCGGATTTGCCATGAGGGCCAGAGCCAAGGCTCTGGCTCCCGTCGCGGCAAGGCGAAACGCTGTACCAAGCCCGCTTAACCCGGCTTTGAAAATATTTGAAGCCATCGCGGCCCCACGTAAGACAATTTGCCCGTTTTGGTTTACCGTATAAAATAAACGGGCCGTTTCTTTAAGCATATTGAATCCAGCTCTTATTGCTAATAACGATCTTGCGGCTAACAAAACACCGGCAAAACTGGCCGCCAGGGCAACCATGGTTTGTACTATTCCTTGGTTTTGCTGTGCCCAGTTTGCAAAGGCAGATACCACTGGAATTATTGCGTTTAAAACTCCGTTGATAGCTGGTAATAATGCTGATCCAATGCCTATCCCTACGGCAACAATGGCGTTTTTGGCCAATTGTAACTGATTCGCCGTTGTTCTGCTTCGTGCTTGATATTCCGCTTCCATGGACCCCGCATATTGCGATGCATCCCCGACTTTTTTGAAATTACTTTCCAATGCGTCCAAATTGGTCAACAAAGGCGCAATGGCACCAATAGATTCTTTGCCGAACAAATCGGCCAGAACGCTGGCCTGCTGGTCTTTCGGCAAGGATTGCAGTGCCCGGAAGACGTCCATAATGGCTCCCTTGGCATCGGTCTGCATCCGCTTGGCCATATCTGCCGCATCAAAGCCCAACTGTTGGAAGGCAGCGGCCTGGCTCTTGGTAGCACCTTCACCGGCTGTCATCCCCAGAATCAGATTTTTGATACCTGTTGCCGCTACGTCGGACTGTACGCCAGTCGCTATCATCGAAGCCCCTAATGCGGCAATTTCGCCGGATGCAACCCCGCCGATTTCGCCCAGTGGCCCGATTCTGGTCACAACATCCGAAATCAATGGGGCTGAGGCTGCTGTCGTATTGCCCAGATAGTTGATTTTATCGGCTAAGGCTACAACGTCCTGCTGGTTCAATTTAAAGGCACTGCGCCATTTGGCCATCATATCCCCGGCCTGTTCGGCCGTGACGTCAAATGCGACACCCATTTTTACCGCATCCTCAGCAAACTGCATCAAATCCTGACGTGCTATCCCTGCCTGACCGCCAGCGGCTACGATTTTGGCAATATCATCCGCCGCCATCGGCAAATTAGTCGATAACTTCAATACGTCTTCATTCATTTGCGCAAATTGTTGCGGCGTGTCAAAATCGACAACTTTACGTACATCTGCCATGGCGCTTTCAAAATCCACGGCTGCTTTAGTTGCCGCAATTAACGGAGCCGCACTGATTGCAACTTTGGTGGCTGTACTACTCAGTTTGCTTTGGGCGTTGTCAAACGCTGCTTGTGCTTTTTGTTTTCTGGCCTGGGCATCTAAAATATCTGACCGTCGCTGTGTCAAATCATTGATACGAGCCTGTAGGGCGGCAATCTGACGATAGGACGCTACGCTGACCTGTCCGGTCGCCCGTTGCTCTGCCGATGCCGCCCGCTGTGCATTTCGCATGGCGTCATTGGCCGCTTTGATTTGCGTTTTCAGTTCTTTGGATTCTGCAATGGCCCGCTGCATCGACGAAGCTACAGACCCATCCAGACGGCCCTTGATGGCAATAGCTAATTCCATGACACGACTCATCTTATTGCCCTCCCTTCTTGGCCTTCTCTATTTCTTCTTTTTCCCGGTCTACTTCTTCATTCATGACTTGAATCCAGGCATGAAAATCGCCGATTGGTTGTTCCAGGAACCATCCAATCGGCGTTTTTGTGTACTTGGCAAGCCTCATAGCCGACAATCTTATGTTTTCTACGGCTCCTTGGGCAGTAAAAAATTCTGCGCCTTCAAGCAGGCTGCCATGAAGTCAGGACCACTCAAGTTGAGGATGTCGTCATACTTCATTTTAGCGGCCGCAGCGGCAACCATGGCCTGGTATTCCATGGATAATGCCGGTACTGTCATAAGTTTGTCTTTCTTTTTAGCCTGGCTCATGCAAGCCAGCAGAGCATAGCCGTTCAGTTTTGCAAAGTCAAAATAAATTTCCGTTTGCCCGTTCGGCAACGGAGTTGTCAGATGCAGGATATTTCCCTGATCTACGATTTCAGCGTTGACGAGTTCATTTTCTTTTTCTTTCATGCTAATCCTCCTAATTCATGCCGATATTGGCCCGGACCTGCTGTAACAGGTCGACACCATTGACGATGGCTTTGTATCCGTATTTGTCGATTTCGCAGAGCGTGGAGCCGCCCATTTCGATTTTAAAGTACGTGCATTCGATGACGGTTTCGCTGTCTGTCTTGGACCCGGCCTTGAATTTGCCCGGGTTGTGGCTCTTTACACGGCCACGGACGGCAACGCGGTACTGTTCGTGTTCGTAGTCGTTGGCACCGCTATCCCAGTTCTGGATATCCGAATAGAGTTCCAGCGCCAAGGTGCTGCCGCCGACCAGGCGGGAACTCGTTTTCGTCGGCACCTGCCAGGTCATCTTTAATTCCAAGGAATCAAAATGGCCAGCGATGGGCGCTTCGATTTTACCAGCGACGCCGATGCCTTCAATATCTTCTGTCAGCGATTTCAAATCCGGCAATTCGACTTCGTTGACGCCGATTAAATCGTCGGCGCCGTCGATATAAGCCCGCATATCATTGATGACTTCCGGGATTTTATTTACTGCCATGAGTTTCCCTCCTTACGAGAATAATACTTCAAAATTCGATACGTCATACTCAAAGGTATCTTCAATGTCCTGTGCCGGGACAGGCGGCGTCAGCTTCGTGTGGATCCGGAAGATGCCGGCCAGTAAATCAGTCGTCGGGTTTTCATCAGCCAAAAACTGGACACTGGCCCCTAAGAGATATCCTCGTGACGTCAGCCCATTCAACCGCACCTGTTCGCTGTCTACCAGCGTTTTTACCAGTCTCGGAGTGATTGGCTGGTCTGTCTTCTGCCAGTTCGTTAAAATGAAGGTGACATACTGCCAGTTGAACATGCGCCGGACACAGATGAACATATCTTTGACATCTGTCGTGCCCGGATAAGCGCCGGTAAAGTTCCCCCAAGACTTCCAGCCGCCGGAGAAATTCAAGCCCGTAACGATGCCCTGTTCATTCAGCAAATTGGCCTGTGTCAGATTGAGATTTACTTCACTGCCATCTTTCAGGCACAGCCCTGTCGCCTGTAATGTCTGGTTGGACGGCGACTGATACGGGACGTCATCGTTATTGCCGTCGGTAACGCCGATGATGCCCATGATATGGGTCGATAAGTGGAAAACCATATCGCCATTTTTAGCGCACGGCCAGCAGACAATCTGGTTGTTCCCCGTGTAATTGTTGCCGTTTTTCCACATATTGACGTCGGCGTATTTTTTGACCTGTTCCGTATTGATGTCTACCAGTACCATGCAAGGGAACAAGCCGTCGATTTTAGCCGCTTTGGCTTTCATGACAGCGGCAATGGCCGGCTTTTCAGACCATCCCGGTGCTGCCAACAGGCCCGGAACTTTGCCAATCTGGAAATAAATATCGTCGACGAGTTCCAGCCCTTTGTTTTTGCCATCCGTGGACATGCCGCCGATGATATCGTCATCTTTGACAGCCGTCGGATCTAATTTGTCATAAGCAACATAGATGCTCGTACGGAGGCCAGGGCACCATCATCCAAGATGGTAATGATGAGCTGACCATCATCGTCGTATGCCGCCGTATAGTCCTTATCCAAGGTAGCTGCGGACCCGTCTGCACTGCCCTTGACTGTCAGCGTATGCAATAAGACTGGATCCGTAAGGATGACCTGTTTCTTCGTAACTGTCTTGGCTGTGTCCGAAACGGATACTTTATGTTTGGCTGGGTCCAATACATTGACAAATACAATTGGTTTTACATTGTACAGTTTAAATTCGGTATACATCGCTTCGCAGAGCGTGTACTTATCCCAGTCGGGATGATACCCCAAATTCTGCGTCGCTTCCTTCCAGCTGTAGCAGATGACGGGTTTATTGACATAGGCCGTCGGGTCTTCTGTCAGATGGACAGGCGCCGTCCCGAAGACAACCGGCAAGCCGGAATCAGTGGCGACAGTCGCCACAATCGAAGTCGGGACTTCGCTTGCTTTTACGCCGTGGAAAAATGCCATTTTATTTACCTCCGTGTAATGCCATGGCCCGTTTATACATGATGTTTCTCAACGAGCCTGTAGATTTAACTTCTTTTTGTGCCGCATCCAATTCGCCCGCTGTGACGAACAGATGCTTATATACCGGGTCGTCCTTATATTTTGCAGGAATCCCGTCTGCGAAAATCTGATTCGTGTGGATTTCCGTGTCTTTATAGGCTGGGCCGACGTAGATGACTGGCCCGCTGTTTTCACTCATCGTATCTGCCTCCTAAAACCTCCCAATGAGTTTGACGTGGCTGCGGAATGAATACGTCGAACTCAATAACACCTACCCATTGTGGGAACGGCTGGTCATCGGGAATCGTCGTCTTGATATTCCCGTCATCTATATCAATGAACCATTTCTTGGCAATGGGATTGTTGGCCAGCAGGTGATAGCGGATGAATTCGAGGAAATGGAACAACATATGAGCTCCATAGGTCATATCTTCATCGTAAATGGTCGCGTAGATGACGATAGACGTAACGGACTTATCCCGATCGTCTATCGTAGCTTCTGGCCGTACCACGACGGCCGGACAAAGTTTCTTTTGGTCTGCCCGGTTATTCGCCCGGGGCAGGAATCCGGCATATACATTTACATCCGTATCGACACTCGAAAAGATATTTTCTGGCCGGCCTTCACAATATTCCTGGTAAGCCGTGAATTTTTCTTTCAAGAATTCCGCGATACCTTCCGCGCATTCCAATGGGGTCATCGCATCACTTCCCTAGTCTGTATTCGATTTCATGTTCCAATCGTTCTTCAAAGACGTCACTGCCACGATCCATCATGACGCTCAGGACATCGGGATTGCCGAATAACTGCGGCACGGCCGGCCCATAGATACCTTTCAGCGGGTATCTTTCCTTGCCCTTACGGGCGACGAATGCCCCGCCCAGGCTAAAGCCGCGGGGGACATGCGTCATTTTCCCGCGCTTTACGGATACGAAGACGCCGTCCCGCCGCTTCTTGGCCTGATATTTATGGATTGCCTCGGGCGCCCCTTTGACAAGGATGGTAGCGCCGTCTTCATCGGCCCGGATCTGCGCCTTCGCTTTCAAGTCCCCGGCCTTCATAGTATAAATGCTTCGGATTTCCTTTGTCCCTGCCGTCCTGGCGGCTGTGGCCGCCCGCTTTCCGGCAGCTACAGCCGCCCTAGCGATTTCTTTATCGCTCAGAGAGGACAAGGCGTCCATAAGCTTTTTGTCACCTTGAATGTCGATTTCTACGCTCATAGGCCCTCCTAGTGATTCTTGTGCAGGGTCATCGTCAAGATACCCATGTCGTCGATGACATTATCTACCAGGCAGTAATCGCCATCGACAGTAAAACTTTCTCCTTCCGCTGGGACTTCTCCGTAATCGTCTTTAGCGATATGAATGATGATGACCTGGCCATGGGTGCTCTCGAAGCCGGAATAGATTTCCTGTGTCTGGAACATAGCGTCTTCTTTGGGACTCTGCACGATGCATGTATACTTCTTGCCATTCAGCTCATGTGTTTCGGCAAATTCATCAGCATTGAGAAAAGCCGGAATGTCCGAAGCTACCATTTCTTTGAACGTGCTCATTTTTGGACGGCTGCGGCGGCATCGGCCTGGGGCAATTCCATCCCTGGTTCGTCTGCCGGCGATTCTTCCGTCTCTGGCTCATTAGCCGGGGCCACTTTGTCCCCAACCAAGGCAACAACTTGTTCATCGGCCCGTTCCATGAGTTTTTCCGCTTCATCGTCCGGCAACTCGAACGAGTCGCCAGTCCGATATAAGTGCTTGCCCATGGAAACGCAGCCGTATGTAACGACTAACTTCATGGTCCTCCCTCCTATTTCGCTTTGATGACGGCCCAATCGTCGACAAACTGCGGAGCCAGGACACAACGGCAGTACATGTAGAAGCTCAATACCTGCGTATCCTTGTTGCCGTTATAGTACGGCACATACGGTGCAACGAAGGTTTCGTAGGCCGTGCCAGCATCATTGAGCAGGGTGCAGGCGCCGTGGAGCTGACTGCCGCGGCCCGGAATGGCGATGATGGCCGTATCGGGGTCGATGAAATACTGCGATTTCCCGGCATCGTCGGTGTACGTTTCTGCATAGGTATAGACGTCGAGGTTCAGCGATTTAATGCGCCCGACGTGAGTAATCTGCGGGCTGATAATCTGCGGCTGGAAGCCCATGAGGGACAGATTGTCCGCCGTCGGAACCATCATCCATTTCATGATCTGGTCATTGCTCAGCAAATAATCTGCGATATTTTTCCCACAAATCATCATGGTCGGGACGATACCGGCGTCTTCCTGGATAAGTTCCGAAGCGTTCTTGATGTCGCTGTAAATCGTCGCGCCGGCTTTATCCCAGGTTGTCGTCGGCGTGACTTTATGGTCAAAGTCAAACGCAATGGTGTCAATCAACACCGTCTTGCCGTCATCGGCATAACCTTCGATGTCGCATTTACCAGTCTGCAAGATATCCGCCGCCATCTTCGCTTTGCGGTTGATGATTGCGTTCTGCAAATCCACCATATCTTCAGCCTGCTTGATGGCTGCGCGCTGGGCCGGTGTCGTCGTGCTGTAGATGTTTTCGCCAAAGCCACGTTCCGATAATTCTTCCGGATCTACTACCTTACTCGGCCCCATCATCGGCGGCTGGTAGATAGCGATTTTAGAGCCCGTGTCTTTCAGGCTCGCTCCTTTTGCGCCACGAACGACAAAGGGGGCCAGCTGACGGCCACGCTTGCGGTATTCTACGGCAATTTTGGTCGTAACGGCTGTCGCCGGTACAAGCGGGAAAAAGGTATCAAGCAAAAAAGATGCCGGCGGCGTAATCCGTTCCATTGCCTGCATCAACGATACAGTATCTCTCAATTCAATAGCCATGTTCAGTTCCTCCTAGTGTACAGATGTCAAGAAAATACCGGCATTTCGCAATTCTTCTTCGTGGGCGTCAACCGTATCTTCGCTGGCGGCAATGAGATATTCGCGATGGAATCGGCCGGAAACATAGACCGTCGCAACGGTGGCTTTATCATCCACGTCGCAACTCAAAATAGCATTGGCAACAGCGGCTTTAGCCGTAGCCACAGCGGCTGTCCCGGTAACGGTCATCAACGTGCCGCGTTTCATAGCTGTCCCAGCCGTTAATGTGACGTTCTTGAGCAAAATCGGAATTTCCGGCCCGCCGATAAGCTGGTCGTGTTTAATGTCGATGACTTCTCTGATTGCCATTATTTTGCACCTCTCAATCTATTCGCTGCATTGACTACATCTTCAATGTCCTGAGCTTTCTTTATAGCTGCCTGGTTCTGCGGCATTCCTGTTTTCGGCACTGGCGTTACCTGTTCAGATCCGGACTGCATCTGTTCCATAATCATGGTGCGTACGCTTGCTAGTGCCTGGTCACTCGGCGACTGTACGCCGGCGACGGCTTCGATATAGGGAGCTACATCATCCGCTGTCCGACCGTCGCTGATAGCCCGGTCAATCATGGCATCGGTGTATACGTTCCCGTTTTTCAGTGCCTTCAATTCAGCAATTCGCTTCGATTCATCCGCATCCTTGTTCGCGTTCTGCGGGTTCAACCCCAATAAGGCTGCCAGTTTGCTGGCTAAGGTTTTATCATCCATATTTTTTTCTCCTTTGTTGATGATCTTTTCAAGCTGTGCCCGGTTCTTCATGTGACACGGGCAGGAAATATTATTGACAATCAGCATATTGTCATTCAGGCTGGCCGTGACCTGATAGTCTTCGTCGATGGCGTCGATGAAACCATTTTCCAGGGCCTGGTCGGCCGTCATCCACGTTTCATCGTCCATCATCTGTGCCAATTCATCCGTTGTCTTATGGCATCGTTCCGCATAGACGTTCAAAATCGTTTCTTTCGTCGATGCCAGCGCTTTCTGTAATTTGGCCAGGCCCTGTTCATCATAGCCGCCGATGAGAAAGGATGCCGGGTTGTGAATCATGTACAGTGCATTCCTCGGCATTTCTACGCTGTCTCCCGCACAAGCGATGATAGTGGCCGCGCTGGCACACATCCCGTCGATGTGCATGGTTTTCTTGCCGCTGTAGCCTTTGAGCATCGTATAAATGGCCTGGGCCGCGAACACGTCGCCACCGGGACTGTTGATGCGTACAGTCAGATTCTTGCCGCCACATTCTTTTAAATCGTCGTTGAACTGGCGCGGCGTAACGTCATCGTCGTACCATGACTGCGACGCGATGGCGCCATACAGCAGCAGTTCTGCGTTGTCGTCGCCCGCTTCATTGACGAAACGCCAAAATCTTTTACTCTTCATTGGTTCTCTCTCCTTTGTCGGCCAGCACTTCCGGGCTTCCGATAGTCAGACCGTATTTTTCAATCATCTTCTGTTCGTACGCCAGCTGTTCCAGATTTTCTTCCAAGTCCGTGCCTGTCAGCTCAGCCGCTTCTCGTTCTCGTGTGCTCAGGCCGTATGTCGTCCGCAAGGCGCTGCCGTTGACATCTTTTACCGGGTCAAGTATCGTCATGGTCGGTCCGTACCAATCGGCGTTGCACCAACATTTCCGAATCAATGGATCCGTGAAGAATCCCGGGGCTTTGACGCGCCCGATGGCAATGGCTTCGGCCAGCCACATTTCATAGACAGGCTGGCAAAAATCGCGGGCGAACCAGATGCGCCGGCGCTTATATTCTTCCCACGCCTGTAGCATGGCGGCACGGGAGGCCGAATAGGATGACGTGAAATGCTTCATCAGGACTTCGTAAGGCTGTCCGATGGCACTGCCTACCATTTCCAAGAGCTTCGTCGTGAAGGCGTCAAACGTCGACATGCTACGAGACGCATCAACGCTTTTGACATCGACGCCACGAGGAAGGGCATTGATGGTCCCAGGCCCTAATGCGTATTCGTCCGGGTCGATGACGGGACCGCCCTGGGGGTCAATGGTTTTGCCGATGAAGTCATTCAGCGTGCCGCCAGATGTCTGGGACTCTGTGAAAAACAGCGAGAAAAAAGACTTGACAATAGCAGCTGTCAGCTCGGCTGTCGTGTAACGGCTGACTTGCTTCAGCGTCTCAATGACAGGGGATAAATACGGCGCTCCCCGATATTGTTCCGGCCGCTGGTCGTTGCTGGTCTGTATGATGTTTGGCATGCCGCAAATGTCGCCCCATGCTTTGACGCGGGTCCAGGTGGCAATCGTCCCTATATCTACCGGGTCGCCAGGTACTTTGTTCGATACCCAATAGGCGGCGACGGCTCCATCCGGGTCGATTTCTACGCCGGATATGATTTTGTTCCCCGGTGTGGGCGCCGTCATTTCTACGGCATACGGCCCGGTAATGCCATAGTAGTCCCGGCCATAGGGATTGCTTACCCGGTTTCCTTCCAAGAGTTGCAGGCGCAAGCTGTACGGCATATCCGCTGTCGGTGGCCGGCGCTTGAACAGGCAAAAGGCATCGCCATCCACGAGATAGCCCGTGTAGTTGATGTCCTGCATGTCGTAAAAATTATTGCGCCTCGTCAAATCGCACTGTGTCGAGCTGGCCCACAGGTCGAATTCCTGGGCTACATGGCGTGACCATTCCCGGGACTCATCAGCCGTCATCCCTAACAGCTTGTACTTGGGGCGCGGAAACAGATGCAACCCCGCCCCGATGGTGTGCAGTGAACTGGTCATGATCGCCGCTGCCCCGATGGGCGTATTGATGGACTGGTCGGCGCTGCGGTTGCGCAACGTATACAGATTGGCGTTTACGTCTGATTTTGCGGAATATTTTCGCGGATTGTAGGCTTTTAGAATATTGCTTTCGTGCGAAGCCCCGCCGTTTGAATAACCGCTGTTCTGGATTGTCGGCGTCCGCGCCTTTTGTCGTGACCGTTTATTTCGTTTTGCCATGGTCGGCCCCCCCCTTAATCGAAAAATACAATGCGCTTCCCGCGCCCTTTCCCTGGCGTTTCGCTGTCATCCAGCGTCGCCCCGCTGGCAATCAAGTTGTCGATGGCGACGCGGATACTGGACAAATCCGCCCTTGTCAGGGTCCGGTTCCCGATGGTATACGACTGTCCCATCAAAACGGCCTTCTCGGCTTCTATATACCGGGCCAGTCGTTCATTTTGCAGTTTACTCATGGTGCCTCCTACCAAATGTTCGTCTGTTTGCTGACCCGTCGTTTCCTTGCGGGCTTAGGTTGTTCTTTTCTGGCAGCCGCTTCCTGCGCCGGCTGTTTCATGATAGTTTGCAGTTCATCCCATTGCGGATTGACCGACAACATGCATCCCAGGTTGTAGACTCGAAGATCCAGAGGTTCGTTTCGGACACCGGTTGTTGTCTGCCATACCTCACGGATAACTCCATTTTTCTTGACTTTCGTCTTATGTTCGGAAATAAGTCCCTTGAAATAAAGTTCGTCATATCCCCGATTATCCAGGCCGTCGCTGTCTTCATTCAACGGGAAATGCATGTATTGAGGCCCTGGGGCTTTGATGGCCAGGCGATTCATTACCTGCTGTTTGCCATCGTCTACGCCGAGGATGACCAGCGGTATCGGCGTCCCCGATGCCTTCCCGATTTTATAGTTCAACGGTATGCCCGGCATGTTGCTGTAACCTTTGATAGCGAACCGCTGTTTGGTAAAATTCGCTTCACAATAGCGATAGACATGGCCGGTATAATGGCCGCCAGAGTCGATGAAGGTACGGACGATTTTCAGCCCGGTTCCGTTTTTGAACCGGTACACGTGTTCGAGGATGGTGTCCAATTCTTCCCATGTTGATTCCTGGTCTGGACGACCTAAAATAACGCCCTTGCGGATACCCCACGACTCTTCACCGGCTCCCCAGCCACACACTTCATATTCCAGTCGGTTGTCCTGGGTATCGACGGCTGCTGTCAATAACAGTACGCCATCGGGCAACTCTGCTCCATACGATTCACGGCGCCTGACGAAGATCGTTTCATCATCGAACGCCCCTGGCTGTCGATAGCTTTCGCCAAACCGCGTGTTGACCACAACCTGTTCGCGTGTCGGGTCCCCTTTGGCTTCCAACCATTCCCGCATGATTTCATTCCAGCTGGTCCAGGGAGAAGTGAATGCATTGATGAAAAATGAACGGATACCATTCGACCTGGCCTTTTGATTCTGTGCTCGATAGCCTTGAACGGCGTTCTTCATTTGCCGTTCCGTGAATTCATAGCCACACGCCGGGCATCTCCATTTCACGTGATGTACGATAGCATGACGTTCGCCCCGGTCATCTTTGTAGGTCTCTGCATCGGTTTCCATGTCGAGATACCGGAGCAGATGCCATTCCCCGCAATTAGGGCATTGATGTTGCCATTCTTCCTGCGTTCCGGCGATGTATTCCGCATCAATCCGGCTGCTTCCCTCGGTTGTCGGCGTCGAAAACAGCCCCATGACCCGATTCCAGAAAGTCGTCATTCGTTTGGCTGCCAGGTCTACCGGGTCGCCTTCGGTTCCAGCCGAATCGGGGAATCGGTCCACCTCGTCGGCCAGCAGAATCCGTATCGGACGGCTGGCCAGTCCGGCTGGGCTGTTAGCTCCACACATAACCAGTCGGCCGCCTGGGAAGAATTTCGACAGAATCGTGTTATTTCCATCCCTGGTTTTAGCCGTCTTGTCCCCGGCCCGCTTCACATCGTAGAACAACGAACTCAATACGGGCGTGTCGCGGATCATGGGAGCAATACGTGATTTGGAATAATCCTGGGCCATGTCTACTGTCGGCTGTATCATCATGATGGAAGCCGGGTCCAGGTGGGCAAAGCGGCCGATGACGTTGTTCATGATGTCTGATTTGCCAATCTGCGCCGCCGACTTGACGACGACGCGATGTACACCGGGTTCTGTGAATGCATCCATGATGGCCCGTTGATACTCGGCCCGTTCCGTTCGCCATTTGCCCGGCTCTGACGAAACACCAGCCGACAAATAGCGATACGTATCAGCCCATTCGCTTACAGACGTCTTCGGCAGCGGTTTCAATCCGTGTCGGGAAATGTATTGCCACAATTCTTTTGCTGACTTCATGGCTCGTCCTCCTCTTCTACTTCTTCATCGGTGAAGAGATCCGGGCTATATTCACTCAGCTCAGATAGCTTTTCTTCCAATTCTTTCGTCAATCTGGCGTAAATTTCTTCTTTGGTTTTCCCTTCCAGCTGTGGCGCCAACTTTGTCGGCAGTCCCAACAGCTGCGTCCTCAAGTTAGATAACATTTCCGTCATGACTAATTCGACCGTTTTGGCACTGTATACGCGGTGTTCCATTTTAGCCAGGCGCAATTCAGCGATTTCCCGCTTCGTCTTTTCATGCCGGGCCTTTTCGGTCATGTAGTCTATGTCTTCATCGCCGCCGTTTCCTTTGGTGGCGTCTTTGTAATTGAGGATTGATTGTACCAAAAAGACGCCGCCACTCTTGTCTTTTTCATCGCGAATGACGACGCCTTCCTGGATTAACTGAGAAATTCTGGGAGGGGTTAAGCCGATTGCGTCGGCCAGCGAACGCTGAGTAACCGTGATTTCACGGGCTTTCCCGCGTACTTTCATGACGCCCTCCCTCCTCTCTGACTTAACATTTTGGTTTGTTTATGCGAACGCATGAGCTATATAAATAAATCATACCCCGCTTCACATAAAACCATTTGAAAATATAAATTAAGGGCTGAATTTTACTAAAATCTAGTTTTCTTTCGGGCGCCGCGGTCGCGCAAGGCTTTTGTTAACCCCAAAGAACCTAATCGAAAAAAATCCAGAAATAAAAATTTCCGGACTCATCGAATCAAAAATCTTATTTTCCTCAAGTTGACCGGAAACCTTCGCAAAACCTTTCTGTTTTGTATCCAGCGTCACCGATGCGCACAGCATACAGGCAAGGTACATCCTGTGTATCGACCCATGGCGCATGGCCGCTGTCCGGGTAGTACAACACCCCGTCTATGTGGACGGGGTGCTGCTCCTTGCGTGTCTATCTATTCTTGAGGGGTGAAAACAATCATGTGCTCTACGCCATTCCCATTGCTTCACATATACACTATACCACAGGTCCAACCTGAACTACCATGAACTAGCATGAACTAATTTTATTTTTTTTGAAGATTTTGTCGAATTCTTCCAGCGCCTGGGCACGCAGTCCGTTTTCCTTGCGTCGAAGCCAGCTGTCTGAGCAGATTCCTTCGCAGGCTTTTTCCCATGTTTCGTGCCACAAATAATGCCGCTTCATTATCGCCTGCATCCGTTCGTCATCCATACATTCAACGAGCTTCTTGAATTCCCATGGGCGGTTTACGGTCTGAAGGTATTCACGTAACATTTGGTCGCGTTTGTCCAGAAATCCGATAATCCGGTCTTCCATTGCGTTCCGCCCGTTCCCGCCGCTGACTCGCGGCTTTTCATAATCAATGGCATTCAATGCCAGCAAGTCGTGTTGGATCTGACTGATTTCTTTCAGCAGCATGTTGGCTTTTTCTTCCGACTCATAGACCAGTTTGAGATACTCTGTGCTTGTCACGCTACCCCTCCCTTTAATTTCTGTGCCGCCGTTTCCGCTTCAATGTCCAGCGTCATCTGCGCCCGCTTTCCCTTGATGAATAATTCCGCTTCCTTCATAGCGCTTCGCACGGCATTGTCCAGCTCCATCCAAGCTCTAGCATAAATCTTTTCCGTCTTGAATGTAGCGACTAATCCGTCATCGCCGTGCATCGCTCCGGCTAATACGTAATTATCAACGCTGTTGTCCCGGTTGTATTTAATTACGATGTCTTCAATCTCCCCGTCGCATACCGCGGCAAAGCAGGTGTCCGCATTGGACATAACTTGAAAAATATTTTCCATGGCTTTATACAGCTCTGGCCGGGCCAGTTCTTTGCTTTTCAGTACATATTCCCGCGGCGCTTCTTTTTCGTTTTCGAGGTATCCGATTCGGACAACATTACTGCGCACGCAAATCTTGTGGATAATCATAACTTCACCTTGCTTTCGATGAACGTAATGTGCACCTTGAATCCGCAGATAGTCGCAATTTCTTCCAGCGCCCGCTTCAACAGCATCCGGCGTATACGATACCTACGGTTCTTCCGCTTCTCCTGCCGCTTCTTCTCAACCCGGCTGATTGCTTTTTCCGCTGTCGGGTCTTGGTAGTGTTCACTGTTCATTCGCCTCGCCTACTTTCCGAAAATCTTTTCCGACACTTCGTTCATGTCAATATCTTCCTCTACGTGCTTCTTCGGTCGTCCTGGATGTTTCTTGGGCTTGGCTGGCGTTTCCAGATTGTCCAATATGCCGCCCGTCAAAATGTCCAGAACTTTTTTCCCGGATTCGTCGTCCCCGGTAATGCTGATATGCACTTCCATCGTCTCACCTCCTATTCTTTACGTGCGCCTGCCTCCCCATAAAGAGTTCGTAAGTAGGCCACGCACTTCATTCGTATTTCTGCCGCCCTGGCCCCGTGGTGGCGCTCGTAGTGGCATCGCTCACAAAGCGTGACGGTTTTATTGATTTCATCCGACTTATAAATCCCGCACGGCTCATGGTGCATCTTTTCCCCGTCGTCGATGTAGCTCCCGCAGACGATGCACTTATACCCATCTCTTTCGTGTACGCTGTCGTTGAGCCGTTTTAGCTTGACTCCCCGGAGGCGTACTCTTTTTGTCTTTGCAATATACGTCGCTATCCCTCCTCGTCATTTTTACCGTGATATGCCAGCCCGTCAATTCATTGAACGTACTGCTGGCTTCGATGAATTCATAGCCAGGATATAATTTCTCCCATACGTCCCGACAGTCGGTCTGCCCGGCCAGTTCTTCCAGCTTGCGATGCGTAAACGCCCAGTCTGTTTTCGTGACCTTCGGGTTTTCCAGATTTCGAGAACAAATATATGTGTTCTCGAATTTCTCTTTGTCGCGGGCTTCCTTCATGATGTATTGGCAGAGCCGCTGCATCAATTCTGCATCGTCTATCCGCAACCGGCTGGCATTGCTCAGGCCATTACCCCAAACGTCTTCCAGCTCATTGCGGTCCAGGCCCCCGCTGATGATCAGGTGAAAATGAATATTCGTTCCCTTTCGTTCGATGGCTCCCATATACTTTGCCGAGGGAAGCCCCGCTTTTTTACGCCGACGGTTCACGCGCTTGATGAAATTATGGAAGTCTTTCTTGGCATCCTTCACGTTGTCCCGTTTGTGCAGCGTATCATAGGTCAATGTCAAATAAACATCGTCTCCCGTGAAATTCGTTTTTACTTTCTGGCAGAATGTTCGCAATGCCTTCTTTTTATTTCGGCGTACTTGATCCGGCGAAGACAGGTTGACTTTCTTTTCTCTCATCTTCTTTCCACGTTTCCCCATATCGGGAACTTCAAACAAATCCGTTTCAAAATATCTTTTTCCGCAGAAATATTTCACATTACGAACAAACCCCATGGTCTCACTTCCTTTCCCGGTGGCACTAAATATAACGCCTACTACAAGCCCCAATGGGCCTGTGGCCCATCACTTCCTTTATATACATATATATGGAAAAATGGAGACGCTCAAAATGAACGTTTCCATTGTCCCTTTTTAATTTAAGATGTGGGCCAGAATATAAATAAATCCGCCCCAAAATAAAACACTGATGATAATCATACCCCGCCATACTATAGCCCTGAGTTCATGATCTGTTACGTGCATTGTGCTTTCCATTCCTTCCGTTCTTTGCTGTTCATCCATGTCGGATAGTCCATGCGGTGAAGTTTCGCCTGTTCAATATCGAGACCCAACGGCGATAACGGCTTCTTGAGTTTGCGCCGGGGTACGGGCTGTTCCTTCCCATTCCCATAGCACATCTTTTCTTTCCATTGCTTATTTGCCTGCCGTGACAGCCGCTGCTTTTCTGTATGCAAGATATTCCTTGCAATATTCCCACATTCACGGCTGCACACATATGGCGATGTGTAATGCTCCAGCGGCCGTCCACATACGATACACTTCTTTAGTTTCTTTCTCGTCTTCATACGCCGCCACTTGGTATATTCATCTAAGATGCGATGCCGGCATGATTCGCAATACTTTCCATTTCCCTTAGCCTGGAATTCTTTACCACAGCAAGGACAAATCATATTTCCACCCCCTATCCATAAATCTTTACTTCTCCGTACTTTTCTTCGCAGGCAATCAGCCCCGGATATACCTGACCACATTCGACGGCCATACATTTCATAAATTCTTCAATCCCCGGCTCTCCTTCACGGATACAGCCGGCATAGAATTTGATTTTCTGCTGAATGGCTTTGAGACGCTGCGCCCCGAAACCGAACAATTCGTGAATGGCCAGGAACAGGTGAATGTACGATGCTTCGACGCTGGCCATCGCCGACGTCCGCTGATAGCGCCCATTCAAGCCCACTCCGGATATGATCCAATTGATAAAGTCCCGTTCCAGTCGTTCGCTGACTCCTAACGCCTCCATTTTCTGTCTCATCGCAATGAAGGCCGTCCCTTCGAATGTAGGATCATCTTTTATTTCCTGCCTGTTGTATTCATTGCATTTCATTTTGATTCGTTCCAGACGTTTTTGGCCGAAGCCATAGTCGTCATGAAGAGCCATGAATACGAGTGTTGCCGTTGTCGTTTCGCCGGCATTGCTTCCGATTTCTAAGTTTCTTTTCTTACTTTTCTGCATGTCCTCTCACCACCTTCATCTTATCAACCAGCTCCATCAGGTAGTCCAACTGCTTATACATAGCGCTGGTGGCCCACTGCATGTTGTGTATCATCTGTATCTGGGTGTACGAGCCATTCTTTTCCAGTTCTACATAATTATCTATAAGCCGATGTTTATCCATGATATCTCTCATGACCTTCTTATATTCTTTTTGCAGTTCCATGTATCCTTCCGATGTGATGTGTTTATCTTTTGTTGGCGTTTCTTCCTGAGCCGCTTCTTCTGGTACTTCTTCGATGTCTTCCGCTTCATCATCGTCAGAAATATCTTCCGTATCTTCTTCGTCCGCTTCCGGTCTTTCTTCCTGCACAGTTATTTCTTCCTGTACGGCCGCTTCCTGGGCCGGCGCTTCTTCTGTCACTGGATGGATGAATTCTTCGATGGATTTCAGGGTAATTTCATCGTCATCCATATGCTGTTCATAGAAATCTTTCTGCCGGTCCGGCGTTAATTTAGATAATTCATAGGCCGCCGAAATGCCAAGTTTTCCCGATTTCATCCAATCTGCGTAATATTTCCTCAGGTTGTTGGAAATGGCTGAATATCGGGCGATATTGGTCGTACTTTCATGCAGCGTCTTGGCAATCGCGTCGCGCTTGCGGCCGCTGATTTGATTCGTCATGACGCCATATTTGAACAGGCTGTTGAGCTGTTTATACTGCTCGACCCGTTCCCAGGCAGTCAAATCCCGGGACGTACTGTTCGTATCGATAAGCAGCAGTTGATTGCCATAGTGGTCTGTAGAGATTTCGCAAGGTACGGTATCGGGAATCCCCACGGTCTGCTCTTTCAGCAGCTCTTTGACGGCCTTGCACCGGCGATGGCCAGATACAATCATGTACCGTCCGTCTTTCATCGGTTCGACAATCAAGTTCTGACGGACGCCGCCGGCGGCGATAATCGAGTTCTTCAATTCTTCTACATCGCCGACGATATAAAAGTTATCCGGATTCTCTACGAGCAGGTTGACCGGAATCTGCTTGATAGTCCGGTCTTTGTCTTTGTTGACGAGTCCCATGTTTTCCATTAAACTCATTCTTTCACCTTCTTTATGATTTCATTGGCTAATTTTCGATATTGCCATGCCGGCTTGAGGGTCATGCTCAATTCGGCCAGCGGCTTGCACATCAATGTACTGTCGATGATCCAACGGCTACGGTTGATTTTCGTATCGAAGACAGGAAATCTGGCTCTTAGCAGCCCTTCCGCTTCATCGCTCAGCGTCGTCCGTTCGTCATGCGTGATGAGCACGCCCAACAGTTGGAGAGCCGGATTGATTTGCAGGACATCCTGAAGCTGTGTGTCGAGTTCCACCAGCCCCTGGCTGGAAAAGGCGTCCAGCCGTATAGGGATGACGATGAAGTCCGCGATGCTCAACGCGTTAATGGTCAACATGTTCAGTGCCGGCGGGCAGTCGATAAGGACAATATCATATCCGCTGCCGATGTCGGCCAGAGCATCGACGGTCTTGCTTTCGTAATAACTGCGTTCCAATTCATACAAATCCATATTTCCCGGCATGAGCGACAGAACCGGCCAGTCCGTGCCGATGATTTCTTTTTCCCGCATCCCACACGGAGCTGACTGGTCGTACCGTTTGTAGAACTGTGTCAGATTTCCTTGCGGGTCACAGTCAATCATGAGTACTTGCGGTGCCTGGCCGCGATGACTGCCGGGCACGTGATGCGTCCGTTGTGTAGCGTAAAGGTGGGCCAGGTTCGCCGTCGTTACCGTCTTACCGACGCCCCCTTTTAGGTTGTAAATAGCGATTTTCATGTGTTTTCTTCCTCTCTGAATAGCGGCAACTCCATAACATCTTCCCCATGAACCACGGACAATCTTCGCAGTGGTCCTGGCAGATGTCCCTTTTATATTTACGGCAATAGATCCAACTGTGTGTCGGCTGGCCGCATAGCGGACACGGGTCCATTAGTATACCGTCCCTTTGACGATATTGTAATGAGCGCAATGACCGTCTTGCCAGCGGATGCAGGGAAAGCCATCTTTGTAATACATTTCCTCGGCGTACCCGTGCCAGTGTCCGGCATGGATTTCTTTAGTCGCCAGCTTGATGGCCGCCTGAGCAATGTCTTGATGGACGTTACGGTTCTGCATCCGCCGGAACCATTTGTCTGCATCTTGCTTTTTCATGGCTGTTCCTTTCTTTTGCCAGCGTATTTCTTTTGGATTTCAGTGACGATATTGCCGTACAACATCATCCAACGCATTTCATACAGTTCATCACCAAAGTCGTGTTGGTTTTCAATGTCCTGCTGCATCATCATTAATGTGTCCAAACTCAGCGCTGGTAATACTTTCTTGATGTAATCAATGACTTCTATCGTAAGGTATGTCCTCCGTCCCAGCGCATACCGCATAGCACACCAGAGGATCTTTTCATATTTGTCGTCAACGCCAATGATGTTCAATTTTTTCACTCCTTATTTCTGTGCTTTCTGTGCCATTCTGGCGCTTTCTGTGATGGGGACGGAAGCTTCGGTCGGCAGGTAGATGACCTGGTTCGATGTCTTTTCGATGGCTTCGACCCATTTCTGTTCCATCGATTCAGGATACTGCCGGATGCTTTCGCCAAGGATACGGTTTGCTTCGGCCTGTTTGCTGGCCGCTTCCATTTCTGCTTCGGCTTCCTGGACTTTGATTTGACGGTCCTGGGTTGCTTTAGCCAATGCTGCTTCTCCGGCCTTGCTCTGTTCCCATACTTTATATACCGGATATCCAAAGACGATGCCGGCTGCCATGGCAACAAAAATGCCGAATGTTACCAGTGCGGCTGCACATGTCGCCAGTGTGATCGTTCCGTTATTTTTAAATAAGATTCCTATCCCGAACGAAATCCCTAAAATAATAATCACGCCTGCAATAATAATCGTCATACCATTTCCTCCTATTTTTCCTATTCTTTCCTATTTCTTCCAACTGCTGATTTTCTGTAATGCCGCTGTGACTTCGTCCGGCCACAGGGAACCTAGTACGTCATCCGTGAGGGGCGTACGATACGTAATTTCCCAGTATTTTCGGTGCTTCTTCAAGACGGCCAGCTCGAACAGTCCTTGTGGCCCGCCGTAGCTGTAAGGGCCGCGGATGACGGAAGCCCCGTAGCCATTAGGGAACCGGAATTCGTAATGTTCCGTTCCATCCAAGACGTCATGCCATGCTGTCCATGGCGTAAATTTACCAAAATGCATGATTTTTCTTACCTTTCCCTTTTTTTGCTTTTATGCCCAGGTATGAATGCTTATAATACTCATCATCGCCGGTGATTTTCCGCATCAGCTTTACTACCGGGTCAAAATCACCGGCAATAGGCTTTGCGGTACATCATGCGCTCAGCCTGGTACATATCAATTGTTTTCATCATTTTATCCTCGCTTTCCAGTTCTTGAGCGTTGCGCGATCATTGCCACAATCGGCGCCCAGTACTGTATTTCTTTCATCGGGACGAGACGGGTTTCCCCGTCTACGATCCAATGGTCTTGACAAAATGCCCCGACTGCTTTAAATTCCCATTCTGTTCCCACGTGCATCGCTACCAACACGCGCCGCTGCGGATTGGGCAACTGCTCATTCACATCTACCCATTTCATTGAGTATCCCCCTTCCTACACTGTCTCAATATCTCTATTGCTTTCTCAATCCGTTTTTCGATTTGGCTTGCATGGCCAAAAGCTTGCTCAATAGTTCGGTAGCAGTTTCCCATAGTAATATTCATTTCATCGGCAAGACTGTTCATGTATATGGCTATTTGGGCATGCCCGTGCTGATCCACATAATAATATTTATCGCCATCTGATGGAGTAAATGTTGCATGATATTTTTCGGCTGCTCTTTCTATCGCTAGTTTGAGCCCGACTTCTAAATTAAAAGGATCATTGGGATGGCATTTTGCTCCTCCCTTATATTGGGTCACGTTATCTGCTTCAAAAAAACGGACTCCTATGCTCCCACGAGGTGTGATTCCTACCCAGGTCCTCATGGCCGCCGGCATTCCCGCTTTTTTCGCTTCCCTGTCAAATACCATGGTGAAATATTGATAGTAGGCGGGGCTATTCAGCTGTGCTGTATCGAATTTCGGAGGGCTGGTCATGCTTTTATTACGATTCATGATGGTGGTCATCTCCTTTTCTTTCTCTTTCTTTTGTGCCAAGTTGGCAGCGCTTCTATGGCTTCCAGCTTTTCGGCTACTTTGCTGTCATCCAAATAACCCAGGATTCCTCCTGTTTCGGCCGTTACCGGGTTGTCGTAATCAATATCCCCATCCTTTAATACAGCCAGTTCCCACAAGACTTGCTCTCCGCCATATGTGTATCCTCCGCCTTGGATGACGCTGGCCGTATAACCATTGGCAAAATGGAACCAATAGTGCACTACGTCTACAGCGCCAAAACTGAAGCCAGCAATGTGTTCTGTTTCTTCTTCATCGGGTTTAAACCTTCCGAATTTCATGCTCTTCACCTGCCTTTCAGAAATTAATGACTAACCGCTGCCCTGGGCGGATGTCGTCATTGCTATTGATATCGTTATTCACGCTGAGTTCATAGATGACTTCGCGGATATCCATACCGCGTTCATCTGCAATGGGCCTGGCGATTTCCCACAACGTTTCTCCCTTGTCCACGATGTGGACTCGGGAATCTTCCTTGGCTTTCACGGTTTCTCCCAGTGAATGACCTACATACAACCCCACACTGCAAGCCACGGCCAGAGCCACTAAAAACCTTCCTACGTGTCGTTTCCTTCTCATTGCTTTCATCCCTTTCACGCTAATTCAATGCCTGGGAAGATGTCGTCATATACGACGTTCTTCCTGGTCATTCCAATCCGGTTGATTGCCCGTTCACGAAGCCAGGCTATAATGCTTGTCCTTTCAAATACGTAGGTGTGTCCTTCTTTAATGCACGGTGCGCCTTCATAGATCCATTTATCTACGATTTCCTGACTCCGTCCCGTGACCAAGGCCAGTTCCTTTCGGTTCCATGTAAGCTGGTCACACAGCTTCATTTTTTCCAACGGGTTCCGTTCCACTTTCTTTTCTCCTTTCTCTTGTTGTCCTATAGCCTGTCGTGCTATAATATAGCCATCAGATTTTTTCTTTTAGAGCCGTTCGGTTGCCGCCGGGCGGTTCTTTTTTTGTGTCCGTTTCGGACACTTTAGCCATAAGGTCAGGCCACGGCCTGCCAGGGCAAATATTTTGTCGATGATGGGCTGGATGGCCAGCTCTTCGTAGGCATCAATCTTGTCATCACAACAGATTTTTTCCAGCTTCATTGAATCGTTGCTCGCTTCCGCCAATGCTACATGATACTGCATGGCCCCGGCCGCTACGCCGGGAATCTTTCCGATTTTCGGCAGGATCATCCTGCCAACTGCCGATTCCTGGGACAAGTAGGAATAGCCTAGGCACGGATTGTTAAAAACCTGCATCATGGCGGCGACCATATCGTCGCCTGGAAGTATTTCCCCGCCTTCATACTTTGCGTATGTCCTGACGGACACGCTCAGCGCTTCCGCTGCCTGCTCTTGTGTAAGACCTGCACCCTTGCGGGCCCTTTTTATCTCCAAACCAAACCGCTTACTCATGTGTCATTTCTCCTCTCGTGCCACCGCCCATGCTATAATTACTTTTGAAGGGAGGTGAATATTATGGCTGACTTAAAAGATTATCTTAATCAATACGCTCCTGGCATTAATAATTTAATGCAAAATCCGTTTTACCAAGATGCTGTAATACAGCAACAAAAAAATATTTTTCAGGATAAATTGAAGTCATACAATAAAAAGCGGTTTAATCTTACGAATAAAGAAATTGATTCTTTGATTCTATCTATTGCCTCTGGCAAAAACACATATAAGGATTTTCAAGACGTAATCCCTGCGATGAATTCTCCTACAATGTGCTATTACCTGATAGACAAGCCACAGGTCGGGCCTAACCAATTTGAAACTTATAATTTAATTGGCCCCAATCTGCCTCGATCAACCTATTTTCAATTTGAGGAAGTTCCAGAAGATTTCTTTTACCTGTATGAGTTCAAACCCACTGATACTTTTATTTTGAATATCCCTGGTGAAAACAGACTATACGAGTTACAAAAGGAACAGGAATCTTTAAAGCTAACCCAACAAAGTATCTCCAGTGCAAACGCCGCTGTCTTTTGGGCAAAAGTATCAGTTATTATAAGCATTTCATTATTTGTCCTAGGAAAATTATTAGGCTAATGACAACGACCCCTATCGAAAGCCAAATATATGCTTGCGCATCTTTTAACCTTTCATCATCACTGTGATACTGCTTTCTGGTTAACGCATCTTTTATCTGTCGAGCCGTGCCGCTGCATGGCTCTTTTTCTTTTCCTTGCGCCATTTCGGCATCTTTACTGTCCGTTTTCGAATCTAATCCGAATCTCCTGCTCATGTACTTTCACCTCCTTCCAGATATAATGAAATTAATCCGGTTATCCCTTTTCAAATTCAAAGGTTTCCTGGGCTTTTGCCCGGATGCCTTCGACGTCCAGGCCGAAGTTTCTGCAAATGTAGGGCGCTTCTTCGGCGGCAAATTTGGCCGCGTGGGCTACGAACCGGCTTTCTTTGGTCTTCTTGTCTTTCATCTTGGCCGCTGTCCGTAACCGTGACATTTCGCATTCATATAAGTTATTTTCCAGGAACCCTTTTTCTTTTTTGTTCATTGTCATCCATCTCCTTTCAGTTACAATAAAATTAACCGCTAAAGAAAATGTTCATACCTACATCCCCTTTGTCAGTTTGAATTTTTCCATAGCATCCATTTTGATTTGAAAAATGTTCGTGCCTGGCAATAACAGTTGGCAGATATGGGCCGCTTCCTTCGCCGCCATCTTCTTTTCCATCGCCAGCATCCGAGCTTGTTTGCTCTTATCGCTCTTCATATCTTCTTCCGCTTCCAGACATTCCAATTCACTCTCTAATACCCGCTTTTCCAGAATTTCCTTTTCTTTCTTATTCATTGGTTTCCTCCCATATAATTCGTTAATCCCGTCCAACCTTTCTTGGCCGCATATTCATCAAGATCTTGTTTGGCTTCGGCCAATGTCATGCGCAACATCATCTGTTTCATCCGATGCCAACCGCCACCGGGTGTACGCTGATAGCAAAGTGCGTATGGTTGACCGCCGATAAGCGGCATAGCTCGATAATGCCAGCCACGGCTGTCTACGTATTCGTTGTAATGTTTCATTTTCTCATCTCCCTTAACTTCTACTGATAAGTAACAGAAATTCCAGAAATGTCATGTGCTCTTTGAGCATCCCAGTGTAGTAAATCCAGTACTCGATGCCCAGGGCCGCAAGTACGAACAGCACGATGGCCATAATTTTTAGCTTCATAGGTCCTTCTTTCTATTTTAGCAAGTTAATAAGTATAAAAATCACTAATGTCGCACTTTAATTTCATGGCCATTACTGGCAACATATTTACGTCAAAAGTATAATCACCATGCTCATATTTCCAATATGTTGAGCTGTTTTTGAAGTTGAATGCTTGAGACATTTCATCAATTGTTATTCCTAGAGATTTTCTTCGTTCTTGAATGTATGCTAAATTAAACTTCATTATATCGCCTCCTTTTGTTTCTAAATTAGAAAGTTTCTATATCTATAATATATACTTTCTGATTCAGAAAGTCAATGCTTCTACTTGTTATTTTAGAGATTTTTCACTTTCCAAAACGGAAATATTATATAATTTAACCATCATTAGGATAAGGGGGTGCCATAATGACTACAGGGGATAGAATCAGAAATGTTCGTGAAGATAAAGACATTCTTCAACAAGAACTCGCAAATGCCATTGGCATCAATGTCAGCGTATTAAGTCGAATAGAGAAAGGAACTCGTCCGATTCGTGATGATGAGCTTATTAAAATTGCAAACAAGCTCTCCGTCTCATCTGATTATCTTTTAGGTATATCCGATTCCCCTTCATCTACCACTATTACTTCTTTAACTGTTGCGGAAAAAGATATACTACATTTTTATCGTCAGCTTGATGAGCGAGACCAAGGAGCTATTTATGGGGAAATGAAAGGTATGCTTCGTGCTGAAAAATACCATCATAATTCTGAACTTCTTCAAACCTCAACTAAATCTGTTCATGAATCTCCCAAGGAATTTTCAATAGCTGCATCTGGTTTGGACGAAAACACACCAGCTGGTAGTGAAAATATGGAAATCATCAAGAAACGTGTCCGCAAACTTACGAATAATCCAAAATAAAGTAGGTGACGCCATGAATTATTGCGATATGTTGGATTTATGTTATCGTGAAGGCATTGTCCTATCCATTGAAGATTTTAAACCACCGTTAAATGGAATCTATATATCTTGTGATGATCTCCATGCTATCATGCTATCCAGCCGCATTCTTGACAATATTCCGCTACGCAATGTCGTCCTGGCTGAAGAAATTGGCCATCATTTTACCCTGTCCGGAAATAACCTTCCAACAGAACATTGGAATCGGCTGCATCGTTGTAATTATAGTAAAGATGAGGCCCGTGCACTACGATGGGCTGCCATTCATCTCATCCCATCGCACGAACTCCTACAAGCCTCATGTGACGGGATGACAACACTCCCAGTTCTAGCGGAGTATTTCCAAGTGACACCGTCGTTTGTAGCTTATCGGATGTCTCTCCCCGATGTTCAGTGTTTTCAATATCCACATATCATCTAATTTTTCATTACATTATCAGCAGAAATGGAGTGTAGTCTTATGAAAAAATCGATGTTACTAGCTCTTACTTTATCAGCTTTATTGATTACAGGTTGCGGTAGTGATCCTACAGGTGATATATCCAAAGCAACTGGTTTGTCAAAAGAGCAATCCGGCACTGTACTTACACAATTAAAAGATGTTGGCGTGACTAAATTCGACGGTGTTTCAACGTTGAATAAAGATAAGGGCTATTATTATGTCCAGGATGATAAATATGGCCGCGTCTTTTTTGCAATTAAAGATAACAAGCTATCCGCCATTGAAAATCAGCAGGGCGTAAAGGTATACGTATCTGATAATAAAATCTGTGACCTTGCTGATGTTACTCTAACTGACGCTCAAGTAGCAGAATACCAAGTAATCGCGCAAAATGCTGTCAAAAATAAATTGAAAGCTCCTTCGACAGCTGATTTCGACAATCTAAAGGTTATGAAGGATAAAAGTGGCTCTGTTTTGATCACTGGCACTGTTGACGCTCAAAATAGTTTCGGCGCAAAAATCAGAAATAGTTTCATGGTTACTGTTGATTCCAACAAACAAGTAACGGGCGTGAACCTTTTATAACTCCATAGCTCATTATGATTGAAAGGATGGTTGCATTATGTTTGAAATTATTGATAGTGGTCGACACAAATCTGCATTGTCTGGCGATTTAACCCCATTGAGCATAGATATTGAAAATAAATGTGGTAAATTTGTCGGCAGTGAAGGGTATATCTATGACACTTCTTTAGAGCATTGCACATGTGCTGATTTTGCTATCCATGGCGGAACCATGGCCTGTAAACATATGATTCGCCTGGCTATGGAACTGGGCGAACTTCCCAATGATGGAATGATTACAGACCATGAGAAAGCTCGCATAAAGTATTATACGGGTATCCTAAAAGTCTTCGTCAAAACAGCGCCTATCATGGATACGGTTCATTTAGTCCGTATATTGAATAAATTACTTAAATCGTCAGGCATGACTTGCGCTGGAAATGAGCTAGCCTTTGCTGGTATTTCTGATTTACTCGAATCTAGTCTATTTGAATTGACTAAAAACGGGAAAAAGATTAGGGTAACGAAAAACAGCAAGAAGGACATGAAATCATTACAAAGGTCCGTGGAAAGCCGAGTAGGCGCTTTCGTCATAGAACATGTTGATGATGAATCATTATCAGCGTCTTTGCAATCTTTATCCGATGAATATGATGCTGAATCCTAATGTCAAGATATTCACAAGATATCGACGAAAATGATTTATCTTGCGAAGTCAATGGCGTTTTTAACAGATATGCAAAAGATATTCAGAATCTTAAAAGTTTGTATTTTCACGGAGGCCATTTATGAACGAACTCAAACTTTTTGAATCACAATATATACGCTCTGTATGGAATCCAGACGAGGAACAATGGTATTATTCTGTCATTGATGTCATAGCGGCACTGACAGACAGCTCAGACCCTCGGAATTATTGGAAAGTATTGAAAAGCCGATTGAAAAAAGAGGGGAATGAAACGGTTACAAATTGTAACCGTTTGAAACTTCAGGCGGCTGACGGCAAAATGCGTCTTACAGATGTAGCCAACACGGAAGAACTTCTTCGAATCATACAGTCCGTTCCATCGCCCAAGGCTGAACCTTTCAAACTTTGGTTGGCGCAAACTGGTGCTGATCATCTTCTGGATCTTGCCGATGCGAAAAAACTGCAAGAGGAAATCGACACGCGGATACGGGCTCGCGATGACGTCCGCGAACATAATAAATCGCTGGCGAAGGCGGCCCAAGATGCCGGCGTTTCGACAAACCAAGAATTTGCAAGGTTCCAGAATAGCGGCTATATGGGGCTGTACGATGGAGAAACAGCAGCCGCCATTAAACGCCGCAAGGGATTGAAGAAAAGCGAAGATATTTTAGATAATATGGGCAGCGAAGAACTGGGCGCCAACCTCTTTCGTATTACACAGGCAGAAGCCAAATTGCGGCGTGAAAATATTCAATCAAAAGAAGAAGCCAATAAAGCTCACTTCGAAGTCGGATATACCGTCCGTAAGGCTATCGAATCATTAGGCGGAACCATGCCAGAAGACCTCCCTACTCCTGATAAAAGCATCAAGCAGATTGAACACGAAAGAAAAAATCAGCTGAAGAAAAAATAAAAGAAAGGATGAATCCTATGATGAAGAAACTTACCTTGTTTCTGACTATGATCTGCGTATTGTCCTCAGTCGGCACAGCCTTTGCCGCCGACTACCTGGGCAATCCCCGTTCCATGAAATTCCATTACACAACCTGTCGTACCATCAAACATCCCGAAAATTTTGTTCCCATCGACTCCCGTGATGAAGCCCTTGCCGAGGGATATGTACCTTGCGGTGTATGTAAGCCGTGAAAAGCCTTTGAATTATCTTCTGTACTTGAAAGAAAATACAATGTCGACTACGAGTAGAGGATCCGCGCATAAAAAAAGAAGACCAGGATTAACTGGCCTTCTTCATGTTAATTAATTTTAATTTTCTTTGTCCCTATCAATGCCAGGGTAATAATTATTCCTAAAATCCATCTAACGACTTTCATCAATGGTTCACTTCCTATTGGGAATATCCACCAAACAATCGTTATGACGCAAACAATCACCGCGCATATTGCCATGAAAATAGCAATACTTGATACTGTTTTGCGGAACAATGTAATAATATTGCTTACCATGACAATACACCTCCTTTGTTTCTATTATATCAGAGGCCAGAATGCTTTTCCACTAAAATCAATGTTGTCCTTGACAATTTAATTAAAATATAGTATATAAATCACCCGCTGTCTATATTACTCGACAGCGGGTAATTACTACATATTCGCTTCGATTTTTTCGATAATCAAACGCTGTACCCATTTGGGCGGCATCCGATTTC